CTAAGAACGTTGGCGAAGGCATCGTCGACTTGCTCATCCCACAACCCCATACGATGACGTGCAGCGGGGGTCAGGCCGAGCTCTCTGAGGAGTTGCAGAGCTCTACCGGCGAGCTCGGCCAGATCCCGTGGTGAAATGCTAAGCATCCCATCCAAGGTGGCCTGTCTTCTCACCCCATCCAGGGCCAGGCTCACGTCGCGGAGCAGCCAGTAGGAGGCGTCATCGCTTTTGACGATCCAGTCCGCATCCTTCGCCGAAGCGATCACCGCCCGTTCCAGAGTCGACGGAGCCGGCCTTCGGACTTTGCTCATGCTGTGACCTGCGGAGACCGATGAGGTTGGCCTGTACGGGCGGTTTTCGTGGTGGCATGACCCGGAGGGCGGCGGATGCGGTGTCTCACAGCCGATTGAGGCCGCCCTACCGGGTCACGCCACGACCCAATGGGCCCGGATCACTGAGCTCGAGGCCGGCCCGGTCCCGCTCGACACCGCTGCTCCCAGGTATTACCAGATAGTGCCCGTTTTGGGGGCTGGAGGCCTCAGGGGAGAGAGAGGACACGGCGTGGGGGTGTCCAGCGCTGCCGCCATTGAAAAAAGGGCCCTCCAATCCGGCCCTCTTTTTTCGGGCATCTCCGATTGAGGCCCCTTTCGAAGTGTTGCAGTCGGAACAGGCCGCGATCAGGTTCACCGGGTGGTCCGCATAGATGCCACGGCTTTTGCACTCAGCCCTCGAGATGATGTGATCCACCACCGTGGCGGGCGCACCGCAGTAGCCGCAGATGTGACGGTCCCGGATCAGGATCAGATCACGCAGCCGCCGCCACTTCCGGGTACTCCCACCACGACGCAGAGCCGAGCTCACAGCGGCACCGTGTCCTCGGCCTGGTCGAGGCGGTCTACTCCCAGGGTGATCTTGTCGTAGTCCTCGAGCATGGAGTCGAGCATCAGGAGAAGATGTCGGAGTCGTTCGACGTCGATGTCGAAGTGCATGGCTCCTTTCGGCGTATGCACTTGGATCTCCCCGGAGCCGGTCACGTTGAGGTCCAGATGGAGTCGGTCTCGAGGATCCAGGCCGTGCATCTGGACGCCGAGGTCGATGCTCATTGCTCGGCTAGACGTCTGACCCGGGCGATACGGGCGTCAGCCTCATCGATGAGATCCGCATAGTCGTCGGCCAGGAGGGGCCGGGCATTGGTGAACCATCCGACGAAAGCTTCGGCTGCGGCCCGCATTTCGAGCGCGGCGTCCAAAGCCTTGCTCAGATCATCGACCTTCTCCTGATCCCACGGTTTGGCTTTCAACCTGGCACCATCGTCTTCAACGGGTGGGGTCGGCAAGTCGTCGGTGTAGCGGACCACGTCAGGTATGTCGATGACCCGGACGGTGCCAGGATCGTCGAAGACGGGATGCTCCGGGTACTCATGCTGGTAGGGGTTCCGTGTCCAGGATTCGGGGAGCTCGTCGAGTCTCATGCGTCTCCTCACTGTCTAAGAGCGCCGGGTTCGCCCCGCAAAGCCGGGGCTTCCCGGTGTTTCCGTGTGCTGGGCCTCCCGCGCCCCTGGGAGTGAGTTGCCGCTGATCCTGTGAAGAACCGGGGGCGCGGGCTGCCCAATGGAGCACCGTGGTGCTCACACCAGTGCCTAAGCCCGATGATGATCGTGCGCTGGTGGGCGGTATCGGCGGACGTGAGATTCAACGCTTCCGACCGTTCAGAGGTCCGCGGATCCGCAATGTTCGAGCGTGTCATCAGTGGTCTGTAGACTTGTCCTCCTTCCCAGCCTGTGAGTGGTGCGGAAGACAGGAAGGGCCGAGCAACTGCCGGCCCTTCCATATCTCTTTCGACATCCGGGTCAGCTTCCCTCCTACACCGGATGTCCACCGGCCGTTCAAGTCACCAGTTGGCATTGGCAGCTATGAACGCCTCGAGGTCCGATTCGTAGACGCGCCAGGCGGCTCCAACCTTGAATCCGCGCAGGTCGCCGGCGCGTAGCAGTCGGAGGACTGTTTCTTCGACGACCTTGAGGCGGGCGGCTACCTCGGATACGGTCAGGACTTGGTCGGTGTCCAGCCGGGGTTCGATCATCGTCACAGGGTCCTCCTTCAGTAGTGGCTCTGTGGATGAATCTGGGGATATACCCTTCAAGAGTCTAGAACTATCAGATGCGATCAGATTAAGCCAGACGCAATCTCAGGCGTGCCACTACTATCTGGGACTTAGCACCACTCACCACTACAGGTCGCGAAAAGAAAGGCTGGGAAGATGGGCAAGCAAGCCCCTCTTGACCTCTCGCCGTTCGGCAAGGTCATCATTCGGGACGACACCAAGAATGGACGTCCCATCACACGGATCAACTATGCGGCGCCGGTGGGCCGGGTCGATCTCACTCACGACACCATCGAAGAAGCGAACGCTCATCTCTGGTCCGAGCACGAACGTCGACTAGCCGGAAAAGGTCGAAGACGGCCCGCCCAGACCGTCGCCGAAGTGGCCGGGCTCTGGTACAAACGGCGGGTCCGTAAGAACCTGGCCCGCAAGACCCTGGCCGCGGACCGGGCTTACCTCGAGGCGCGGATCATTCCCGATTGGGGTTCCTGGAAGGTCGATCAGATCCAGCCGCTCGATGTTCAGGACTGGGTCGACAAGGTCCTCGAAGGCCAGCCGCATAAGAACGCCCGCAACGGCGAAGCCCTCTCCGAGGGGATGGTCCACAAGTATCGGAGATGTCTCGACCAGGTGCTCACCGAGGCGATCCGCCTTGGCATGATCTCGGAGAGCCCGGCCCGGGTCGACCTGGTCGACATCACCGTCACCCGCGCCCACCGCTATCACGGCGCTCAGCCGGTGTTCAACCCCGGCGAGCTGACCGAGCTGTGGCACATCTTCGATCCCCGCTACCGGGCTCTCATCCCGCTCGGCTCGTATGGAGCGGGCGCCCGGATCGGGGAATGGGCCGGTCTGGCCATCACCGATTTCAACCCGCGCACCCGGGACCTCAGCTTCTCTCGGAAGGTGATTGAAGTCGGAGGCCGGGTCCACGTCGAAGAGTGGCTCAAGGGCGGAAACCCGGGACGGGTCATCCGCCTCGGCGACGAGCTGGCCCAGATCCTCATCGACCATATGGGCCGGCACTCCCGGGACGGATGGGTGTTCCCCGCTCCCGGTGGTGGTGTCCTCCGACCGGGCAACTTCCGCAATCGGTTCTGGAAGCCGGCCGTCGCCGCCATCGGCCGGCCCGAAGCCAAATTCCATTGGCTGAGGCATACCAACGTGTCCGCCCTGCGGGAGGTTGGCATCGACCTCGAGACCGTCTCCAAGCACGCCGGCCACGCTTCGGTGGCGATCACATCCCGGATCTACTCCCATCAGACCGACGCCATCTCCGACCGGGTCGCCTCAGCCCAGGATCAGCTGGTCGGACGCCTTGACCTCTCGCCGTCTCATCTACTTGGGGCAAAAGTGGGGCAGATCATTCCTCTCGACAACAGAAACGCCATATCAGAAAAGGAGAAAAACGATGTATGACCTCTCTACTCACACGCGAGAGGCCACTGGTTCAAGTCCAGTATCGCCCACCCAGGTGAAGTTGCCATTTATGCCGACAGTAGTTACACATTCCGACACGCCATGCCACCACCAGAGACCACTCATGACCTCTCGCCAGAAGTGGGCAAAAGTGGGGCAGATCACGAAAAGTGGGGCAGAAGTGGGGCAGATTCTGTCGCCCTGGACCGGCGTCTCCTCATCAAAGAACGCGACGCCGTCCACCTGCTCAGCATGTCCGTCTCCACTCTCAAACGGCAACGCGACCACGACCACTTCCCCGGCAACCAGGCCCGACAGTTCGGAGCGACCTGGTTCTACGCGCCCGACGTCCTCCGCGACGAGATCAAGGAGTACTGGGCGACCACGACCTGGCAGGACTCCCAGGAGAACGGCAACGACAGCTAGACGAGCCCTGCTGGCGGTCCTCATCACCGTCTCAGCCTGCGGCGGATCAACCGCAACCACTTCCACTGTTCCGACCGTCGATCAGGTCGAATGGTCCATCGACGTCGACGGCGATCAGGTGGTCATGCGCGGTGACCTGCCCGACGGGTATCCGACTGAAACCTGGTTGAACGACGAGCTTCTCGACCGCGACGAGGAGGGTGACTTCGACTGGAATCTCGAAGCCGAACTACCTGAGCCGGTCGCTCTCATCGAAGTGATGACCGACTGTGCCACCATCGTCGCCGAAGCGAACTTCTGGATCGACTCGACCACTGATGATGATCCCGAGGACCTCTACTGGCGGCAGCTCGCCTACGGCCAGGCGGCTATCGATCATGGCCTGTCGCTCGGCTGCGAATAGGTCAGAGGCCGCCTTTGCGGAGTCGCTGGTCGATCTGCATTGACCAGTCGGTGATCCGTCCGAGGACGACCCAGATCCGGTCGTTGAGCTCCGAATCTGAGCCGGGGTTGTAGGAGGCTTCCTTCGAGCCGGGGGCGAAGGTGCCCTGGTAGGCGAGGACCGCGTCGGCGTCGGTCAGATTGTTGATCGGATCTCCTACTTTGCTCCAGGTCATGGTGCCTCCGTTTCCTGCATCCCATTGAATGTGGTCACAGTCCCAGGGTGGGACGTTGATCTGCCAGTGCATGGTGTCGGGCGGGTTGGATGGGGGCCAGCGGCCGCCCCATTGGAGAGCTTGATGGCCGTTGGCTCTGATCCCTTCCATCCGGGTGATGAAGCTTTCCGGGTAGTCGTAGATGGGCGGGTTGCGCATCGGATTGGCTGATGGGTTGAGGTCGAGGGCGAGGGCGTAGGCGTGGAGGCTGGGCGGGCGGCAGTTGTAGGTGCCGCCGGCGGATTCTCGGAACAGGTAGGGCTCCGAGTCCATGATCTGGGCGACCGCGTTCCAGATGGGTGCTGACTCTCGGGCGACGGACAGATTCCAGGTGCGGCCTTCTCCGGGGAAGCTGACCTTGGTGTGGAGGCCCGGGTTGCATTCGTAGTCGGCCCACCAGGCGCGGACCTGGCTGCTACTCGCCATCGTCCCGTTTCCGGTCGAACGGTTTCATCTCTTCTTCGCCCATGTAACGGCGGAGGGTGCGGGCAATGAAAGCGGCGAGGACGAGACCCATTCCCAGTCCGAATCCGGCGAGTCCGATGGCGATCATCGTCTCGAGCGGAGTCATCTCAGGCGGGAGCGGGCAACGCTTTCGACCCGACGGTTTCTGCGTTCCCGCAGGTGTTGCAGTAGGTGATGATCACCCGGAGTTGAGTGCCGAAGAGGTCGACCTCGATGTATTCGACCTGGTCGAGATCGTCGGACCGGCACCAGCGACACCGTTCCATACGGTGTAAGAGTACCGTTCAAGAACGCGAAATTCGTCACTGTTCTTCGACGGCCTCATCCTTCGCCGGCAGGCTCTTGCGGTCCCAGACGAGGATCCCGTCCTTCTTGTAGCCGTCCTTGCCGGGTGGGAGACCCCGACCGCGGGAGGCCATCAGCTCGTCGGGTGTGATCCCCAGATAGTCGGCGGTCTCCTCGAGGGAAAGCTGTGCCTTCTGACGGGGTTTCGTGCTCTTCTTCTCAGCCAACGTAGGGCTCCTTTCTATGCGGGTCCGAGGTCTTCGACGAGGATGAAGGACGGGAAGGTGGCAGCGGCCTGGTTCGATACTTGGCCGCTATTGGTCGACAGTCTCAGATCGTAAGTGTGATTGCCCGCGGTCGGCGTCAACACGACTTCGAGGTGGACTCCCATGAATTCGCCGGTTTGGAGGACCGTCGTCGACTTTTGCACTTCGACGGCGTCGGCGTAGATCGACGGTGCTATTACTGCGCCCGCGTTGGGACTCACAATCATCTTGCCGGTCACTTTGATCCGACGGGATGCTGGGACCGTGACGGTCAGGGTTAGGCCGGTCAAAACGGTAGGTGTAGTACCCACCGTTTGTGCTGTTGTGACTTGGGCGTAGCCGAGGACTCCAGCGCCGCCCCCTTGGACGATCCAGGCTCCGACCCGGCGTAGATACAGTTTGTCGGTGTCCTGGGCGTAGCAGACCGCCCCATCAGCAGCGTCGGAGGGAAGGCCGGCGGCGGTGGGGATGACATGGACGATCTGATCCCGGATCTGATTGCCCCATTCGGATTCGACCGGCTCCCCGGTGACCACATCCGCTATTTCTGATTCCCATCCCATCACTTACCTCCTATTGCCATAAGCCTTCATCCCAGTTCTGAGTGTCCCAGTAGGCGGGTTCGAGGATGATGAACGTTTGAGCGTCGTCGAGTCGGAAGGTGGCGACCCAATCATCAGCGGTGATGTGCTGTTCGAGACCCATGACATGGACCTGTTTCTCATAGGACCAGCCGTAGGGAGTGTCGACGAGGACCGACCAGAGGTCACCGAACCGGGTGTCGTAGAGGATCCGGTCGTGGTCGGGGTCGTCGATGGCGTCGATGGTCACCGAGTCGACCCGCGCCCGGTCGTCTTTGAAGGCTCGTAGATACCGTTTGGCGAGGAACCGGACCTCATCGTCATGATTGTTTTCCAGGTCGGTCCGCTGGTAGGACCGTTTCCGGAAGAGGGCCTGACTGCCCGCATTGGCATAGTGTTGGAGATGGGAGCCGACCCGGGCGAAGGCCACATCGTTGACGACCCGGGCTGCTTCATGGCTGATTTCGAGGCCGATGATGTGAGCTCCTACCGCCCCCGCTGGTATCTCCTCATATCCCAGGTAGGCCTGAATGTTGATGCTGCGCTCATCGGTGGTCAGCCAGTCCCGGGCTTTGAAGACAGCCCATCCGTTACGGTCGGCGTAGAAGGCGCCGCCTTCGGCGTCGGCGGCCCGGCCGCATTCCTCGAGGGTGGTCTGAGCCAGGAACGAGGTTTGCATGGTGTGCTCACCGGCTTGGAGATCCCGGTCGGTGGCCGGCCAGTCCATCCGGTCCAATGCTGCTTCTACCCGTTCGGTGGTGGTTTGGACACCGGTGGGGATTTCCATCATCGGCGGGTTGTAGGCGGCGAAGACGGCCATGTAATCCGAGCAGAGGACCTGGGTGCTCAGGTCGTAGCCGCCGGCGTCGTGACTGTCGTTGATAGCGTCGATCTGCCCGGTGAACAGCGCCCACTTCTCTCCGGTGGTCTCGTCGGGAATGGCGACGACCCGGATCCGCCGGCCCGGCCGGAACGGAAGGCTCCAGTAGGGGACATCACTGTCGGGGGTGAAGATGCCTTCGGTGTTGTCGACGAGGATCGAACAGGATGCTGATTCGAACCTTTCACCCCAACGGGCCGCACCGGCGTTGATGTCGACCCTCATCACCCATTGGGTGGCATCCGCCCATGACGGGTCTTCAGTCCCCCACACGCCCACATCCCAGAGGGCGGAGTCCCAGAGGGCGGTCGTCTCCGGAGTCAAGCCGGTGTCGATTTCGACCCGGACGTCGATGGGACCGCCCAGCCAGTGGAGAATCTGAGACGGTGGAGGCAGGGTGACAGTCATCAGTAGTAGAGGTCGACCGTGGCCGAGGCGGGAATGGACTGGGAGTCGGGCAGGTCACCGACCAGGATGGGCACTCCATTGTTGATACGGAGAGCCCGCAGGCCGGGATGGTCCGCTTTCAGGAAACTCCAGGCGCCGGCGTTGATGATGACCCCGCCCAGAGTCAAGCCCTGGTAGACCGGATCGCCGATTTGGGCGTCGAGCCAGATCGAACCGGGCATTACCGGGTCCTCACCGGGATCGCCCCATTGGCCCGTTCATACCGCTGTAAGGCCTGGACGACAGCTTTGCTGATGGCGTTCGGATCGGAGCCCATGCCGGCGTTGATCGTGATATTGGCGGTCATACCACCGGGACTGATACTCCCGTTGGAAGAGGGGACGAACATTTCCGGGCCGCGTTCGCCGACCAGATACGGATTGCCACTGTGGACAGGACCGCCATGTTGACGACCCGCAGAGGTGGGAATTTTGGGTTTGCCGCCGACACCTTTACCGAATTCCTGGTTTTTCCCGACGACTGTCGCGGCGACATCTTCGACGGTCTGTTCGAAACTCAACCATGAGTCGATCAGGTCGCCGATGAAATCATCGATTGGGCCTAGAGCACTATCGAAATCGCGTATCCATTGCGCCAGTTGTGTGTTTTGGAAGGTGTCCGGGTTGGCTAGCCGATCCCAGGATTCGAAGGCCTCGAGGAGGAAGCCGAGCACATCGTTGATGACGGGAAGGATCTGCTGGCCCAATTCGATTTTCAGGTCTTCGAAACGGGAGGTCGCATCATTGGTTTTCCCGGCGAGAGTGTCCTGAGCGTCAGCCAATGATCCGAGAGCAGGGGCTGCCTTCTCGTTGATCAGGGTTTGCAGGGCGAGCAGTTCGAGCTGCTGGTCGTTGAGGGCGGCGTTGGCCGGTTCGGCCTTGAGCCTCAGCTTCTCCTCTTCGATGGCGGCGTCGGAGACTTTCACGCCGAACTGTTCCAGGCTGTCGTACTCCCCGCGGAGGGCACCACCGAGAGCGTCGACCGCCTCGTCGGAGAGGCTTAGATCTCCTCGGAAGGCGGCAAGCTCACCGCCGGTTTCGATCAGCCATCCGATGAAGTCGGCTTGGGCATCGTCGGTGAGGCCTATCGAATCGGTGAGGAGACCGTATTTGGCGATGGTCTCGTCCATTTCGAGTCGGTTGAAACCCATCGTCCCCCGGACGTCGTCGAGTCGGCCCCGCAGGTCGTCGAGGGCTGGGCCGAGGACTTTCTCGGCGGATTGGGCGGCGGTTTCTGCTTTGGCGCCGATCTGGGCGGCTTCGAAGGCGAACTGGCCGATCTGCTGGGCGGCGGCCACGGTGAAAACGGTGCCGAGGACCCCTCCGAGACCGCTGATCTTCCCTGATGTCGTGTCGGCTTCATCACCGATGTCCTTCAGCTTCCTCTTCTCTTTATCGTCGACGAGGAAGTCGACTTCGATGGTGCGTTTACGGTCGGGCATCAGGTCTGCTCCGGGAAAGCTTCAGCAAAAGCGTCCATGATGGCGTCGGCGTATTCGTCCAATGCGAAGGTGTCGGCGATCCGGGTGAAGACAGGTCCGGCCCCGTACAGCTGGTCGTAGGACCAGGTGGCGCCGAGATGGGGTTGCCAGAGTCGTCGTTTCATCTTGTCGGCCTGGATGAACCGGCCGAAGACGGGATGCCAGTTGGCGCCGAGAATCGAAGCGTGGAGCGGTTGGGAACGGGTCGCTCCGGAGAAGGCGACCCGAGCGTATTTCTGGCCGGCCCGCGGGGTGATCCCCCCTGTCGTCCTCGAGCTTCCCGGCGAGGGTAAGCGTCCTACCGCCGGCCGGATACCTTCCACTGCCCTCGACGAGACCTTCTTGTGGGCGACCTGAAGGGTCTTGGCGAGCCGGGGGTCTACCCCCCGGAGGTCCCGTTGGAAGTCGGCGAGCCCTTTGACTGTGATCTGAGATGCCACATCAAGGGCTGGGCGCGGTGTAGACGACATCACCGGAGGTTTGCGCTTCTATCGACCAGTCCCATTCCCCGTCGGCTGAGGCGGTGATCTCGAAGCTGGAGAGGACACAGTCACCGGAGTAGATGCCGGCGTCGGTCGCTCCGGCCGCATCCCCAACCTGGAGGCTGAAGGCGATAGGCGCGTCCGAATTGAAGGCGTTTTGGAGGTCTCCGAGCTGTTCGGCTGAGACATGACCGTTCGCCGAGAAGGTGGCCAGCTTTTGACCGCCCAGGCTGTGAGCGAAGGCGGAGCCGAAGGTGGGTTTGGTCATCAGGTTTCGGGACTGGCCGAGGGTGACAACCGATCCGATAGCCGAAATGTCATCGGCGTTCAGGAGGACGGTGCCGAGATAGCCGGGAATGAACGTGGGACCGGATGTCATATGACTACTCCTCTATTGCTGGGATGTACTTGAAACGGACGGTGTTCCTCGAGATAACGGTCTGAGCGTTGTTGAGGGTGGAGGCGAGCGGCCCCCCGGCCTGATCCCAGACCGCGCCCGCCAGGTGCACTGTCCGGGCCGCCCGCAAACTCAAATCGCGCAGTTGGTCGATCCCGACTTTCGACTCTTTCACCGATACGGCAATGGTCACTTCCCATTGCTCTTCGACCGCCCCATGGGTCGACGGGGTGAGGAACGGGTCGCCGGGAATGATGATCACCTGGGGTGGTGAGATCGTGTCCGGTACTGCTCCGACGAAGAGGATCTCCCCAGCGAACTCGTCGGCCAGAGCCTGGACCAGTGTTTCCGGATCGGTCATTCATGCCACTCCGAACGCCTGGTAGAGCTCGGTCATGATCCAGTCGGCGGCCGCGTCGATGCTCCGTTGCACGTCTTCCAGCCGGGCTGTGGGGAAGGTGGCCGGGTCGGCTTGGAGGCCGGCCCGGATCACATCATCGGTGGTGACCATCCCGGCCAGGTCCTCGACGGTCCATTCGGTCAGATGCAGCCCGTACAGGAGCTCTCGGATCTGATAGTCGGGACGGACGAACGGCTGGCCCAGTTCGGTGATCTCACCGAAGAAGCCGAGAGGCCCCTGCGGGAAGATCAGGAACCGGGCCGCCTTCTGGATGAGCGCTGTACGTAGACGCTCCTCCTGGCCGAGGGATGGTGCTGGGAGGGTCATGCGGGAGCGCCCTCTACCTCCTCCCCCTCGTCCTCGTCACCGTTCTCATCCTCGTCGGGCTCGACCGGCTCGGGATGAGGCTCGGGGACGGGCTCCTCCTCAGGGATCGGCTCGTGCTCTGGTTCTCTTTCGGTCATTCGTCCTCCTAGGCGGCCGCGTACTTGACGATCCCTGCCGGGTAGAGGGGCAGGAAGATGGTGGCGCCGAGAATGCCTATGTCCCGGCCCATCAGGGCCACGTTGGTGGCGGTCACCGTCATCGGCGGTTGTTCCGCCTTGCGTAGGGCGGTCGTGTTGAACTGGAGGTCGACCGTCGAATAGGGGCTGTGGAAGACAGCCACCCCTCCAACGTTGATTGACTCGGCGACGAAGTCGGGACCCGCTCCGAAGCTGATCGACGGTTGGCTCGGGTTGAGCAGTTGGAGGATCGCACCCCAGGACGCCGATGTGAGAGCGAGCCGGTCGCCGGGAGCGCCCGTCGCGGTCCGGATCTCGGCTGCTGTGCCCACCACCGCTCCGACGAAGTCGCCCCAGTCTCCCGTTGGGAGGACTGCCCCTCCGACCGTGGCGGCGCCTTCGGTGTCGGAGACGAATTCGTCTTCGGTGGCAATCGCATATTGGGATTGCAGGTCTGAGACGATGACTTCGACCACGGACGGGTCGGATTGGGAGATCAGCTCGAGGCTGACGTCGACCGCTCCGGCGAACCATTCCATCGGATAGGTGGCCTGGGTGACGGTCAGCTCCCTCGAGGCGGCTTCCGTCTTCTCCCCGGGCCTCTTCGCCACCAGGGTCGACTGGGTCCTCCGCGGGAAGACCAGGCCATAACCACTGGAAGGGAAGGCGACCGTGCCCGCCGCGGAGAACATGGGCCTCCGGTCGTCGAGGGCGCCGAGCAGTTCGGAGACGAAGGAGGCGTAGACGAGGCCTTCGGCGTTGCCGGTGCCGGTGCCGATCACGTCGGCGAGGGCCCGGTTCTCCGCCGGCTTGTCAGCGACCATTCGGAGCGCTTCGGCGAAGTAGGAGTTGAGGCTCCTTTCGGGAAGCGGCGGCGTCCCTGGGGTCTGGATGTTGGCGATCTGGTTGCGGACCTCGCGGAGGGCTACCGCCTGTTCGTCGAGCCGGGACTCGATGGGGGCCAGATCCAGGCTGGCCGGCTCGGGAGTGATCTCTTCGACCACTTCGGGGGTCTCGTCCATTCTTTCCTCCTCGCGGACGGCCAGCACCCCCGCGGTGGGGTATGCCGGGAAGGTGACCAGGCTCGTCTCTCTGAGCCTGGCCCTGACATGGGTTCTCACACCTTTGAACTGTTTGGTCTGGTCGGGTTGGAAGCCGACGGACAGGCCACGGATGACACCGTCGGCGATGAGGCTTTGCGCTTCCCGGGCCCGTTCGGTATCTGCGAGCCGGAACGTGCCGTAAGCGCCGTCCTCCTCCTCTCGGAGGAGGGTCATCCGGCCGATAGGAGCAGTGATGTCATGCTGCCAGAGGAGGACAACATCAGCAGGTTCGACTTCTGAGAACACTCCGGGGGCGAAACTCTCCTCACTGTCACCGAGAGTGATGGTTTCTCCGTAGGGGACGATCCGCCCCTCGAGGGTGCGACCATCGGCGTCCGTGTCCTGGACGGCGTTGCGTACCTCGAGGGGCAGAACCATTTGCAGCAGGTCGGTCATACGCCTTGTACCTCCTGGGGGATGCCGGTCATGGGCAGTTCAACAAAGCCGGTCTCATCAGCAGCGGCGTTAGGGTCGGCGCCGGCGGCGACGAGGAGACCGAGAGTCCGGGCGCGAGTCTCCAGGCTCTCCCGGTAGAGGGGGCTGGTGTCGAATTGGAGGGCCGGCTGGCCGGGTAGGGCGGCCCAGGCTTCTTCGATGATCGTGATGTATGGAGACAGGCAGTATTGGACGAAGTCGGCGCCGACTTCGGCCAGGTTCTTGTAGGTGACCGATGATGCGCCACCCTGGATGGCGATCTCCAACAGGTCGCCGGGTATGTGGAAGATCCGGGCGACTTCTTGCGCATTGGAAGCTCTGGTTTCTAACCATCCGATGTCCGATGGGCTGAGCTCGACCGGCTGATATTCCATCCCACCGGACAGGACCGCGGTGTTCCTACCGCCACTCCGCGCCGTGTTCCATTGGGACCGCAGCTCCTCAGCCTCCTCCTTGGAGAGTGGGGTAGGAGCGCGTAGTACTCCGGAGGGCACTCCTGAGGCTCCGAACAGGGATGACCCGTACTCTTCGCTGTAGGCGGCGCCTTCCCAGGTCATCCGGGCCGCCTCTATCGGTGAGAGCCCTTCGAGCTGGCCGGCGCGGGGATGAAAGCGCAGATGGGCGATCCTCGAGCGGGGAATGTCTTCTGTTTTCCACCGGTAGGAGCGGAGCCGCCGGCGGAACTCATCGGACCATTCCACATCCACGTCGGCGGCGTCGAGGACCTGCATGGAGTCGATGCCCCGGTCGGTGGGAGTGAGCAGCCAGAAGGCGTCTCCATGCCAGCAGAGAGACTGGACGGTTTCGAACAGGAAGTTGTATCGGGTGTCGAACGGGTCCGGCTGTCGTGACAGGGGTGTGGTCTCGGTTGTCGCCAGTTGAGCTACCGAGGCGGAGATGAGATCGATGGCGGCGTAGACAGCCGGAACCCGTTCGGGGCTTACCTGGCCGTGGTATTGATGCCAGACGACCGCATCCAATTGCCATTCGATGGGGTAGGCGGACGGGTCGGTGTCGGTATGTCGTACTTCGAGGGGCGGGATCTGATCACCGCGCAGCCACTCGAGGAGCCCCATAGGGCGGAAACTACACCGTTGTAAGCCAACCTTCAACCTCTAGTTGAGGGTTAGAACATACGTTTGATGCTTGACAAAGTGAGACGGTCTCTAACCGAAGTCAGAGACCGTCTCGAGGCCATGTTAGTGGATGGCGTAGATCGGGCGGGGCCGTGATGCGAGGTAGACGGCCCGGGCGGTGGCGGTCACCGCGCAGATGGGCTCGGAGCCTCTGGAGATCCACCAGCGACCCTCTCGGGTGTCCCGCCGGGCGGCATGAGCGAGTTGGGCTTCGAGGGCTTCACGGCCGGGATGGCGGAGCCGGTCGGTGGTCAAAAGGTCGATGAGGGTTTGGCAGGCGGACACCCAGGCTCTCCCGGTTACGGCTTGGAGGACGAATCCGGATGCTGTGAGGTGGTCGGCTAGAGCCTGGGTCGTCCACGGGTCATATCCGATGAGACTAGGACCGAGGGCTGACACTTCTCCCCGGACCGTCTCTTCGAGCTGGTCGAGGTTGCCGGTCCGGTATAAGACAAGGTCGGTGCCGATCCGCCCGTCGCTCATGGTCCAGGCGGCGGCCATGGCTACAGCATTGCGGTCGGGGTCGATGTCGATGGAGAGGACCGGCCGGATTGGAGCGGCCGGTCCTTCCATGTCCCTGGATCTGGCGGCATCCCAAAGGACTGCTGGGACTGCCCTGGTACCGCTGATGTCGACCCACCGGCACAATACTTCGGTCTGGAAGGCTTCTGGTGTCAACGTGGCCTGAAGGTGGGCGATCCGCTCCTCGTCGATGAGGGTGCCGAGCGACGGATTGGCTTGAGCCCAGGCTTCAGGGGAATCGTCGGGTAGGGCCGGGTCGGCGGACCATTCCATCCAGGCCAGGCTCGGATCCCCCTCGAGGCCCCGGGCGCGGAGCCCGTTCAACACGACCGAGTCGGGGTCGCCCGCGTTGGAGGCCCACCACACCTGCGGGTTAGCACTGGTGTTCTGGGTCGGGAGGATCGCCGAAATGAAGCTGGTGTCCCGGTATTCCCGTACTTCGTCGAGTACGACCAGATCAGCGTGATGTCCGCGGGGGGCGTCAGGCCGGGGGGCGATGATCCGGTAGGAGCCGCCGTTACGCATCCGGATCGTCTCCTGCCCGTTCGCCCTTCTCGGTCTGGAAGCCAACCGGCCGCCGAAACGGGCTTCTAGGACTTCGGCGATGGCCAGGAACGATTCCCGGGGGAGATCCCGGTTCTGGGCGGAATGAAGGATCGTCTCACCCCATAGGAGGAGGCCGACCAGGATGCGAGGCTCGAGGACACCGCCCGTCTTCCCGTTCTGACGGGCCACTGCCACCGCCACATCCTGAAAAGCCCACGACCCGTCCGCATCCACTTCGAGGCCGACGTCGAGGGCGTAGGACTGCCAGTCGAGGAGAGGCCGGCCCACCACTTCCATGACCGCCGCCGCCTCATGGGAACGGGTACGCCGGCTACTCCTCGCCGTTCCCAGCCTTGGCCTGGGCGATGCTAAGAACGTTGGCGAAGGCATCGTCGACTTGCTCATCCCACAACCCCATACGATGACGTGCAGCGGGGGTCAGGCCGAGCTCTCTGAGGAGTTGCAGAGCTCTACCGGCGAGCTCGGCCAGATCCC